GAGACTGTAGCTGTGGCGACATTGCTATTTGCGTTGATCCCTGTGACAACCAATGTGGGTGCATCGATGGCGAGCGTGGGGGCAGGATTGAAGACCGCTGCGCTTGTGGTGATTGTGACAGTTGAAACTGGACCCAACCGTTCGCTCGGTTGTTTCCCAAAGATCGTATCAGTGAGGGCAAGAGACATGATGGTGTTCACGTTCTCTGAGAGACCTGGAGTGAAATAGAAATCAGGGGAAGACATGACTGTGTTTGCCCATAGGGTCATGACATCTTGGTTCATGTGATAGGAATTTGGATGCACAGCTTCAGAGGTATCCACTGACAACACATACACATTCAAACCTGTGTTAGGCGTTGAAGTAATGTAGGCGGCTTGCCCAGGCTGATATCCTGCACCACCAGAAATGACCGTGATGTTTGAAATGAGGGCTGAGAAGATGGAGTCTACTACTGCGGTGGCTGCATTCGCTGGAAATCCACCCGAGACAATCACAGGATCACCAACATTGTATCCTAATCCACCGTCTGTCAATCTGATTGAGGCCAGGTAGGAAACAAGTCTTCCGTAAATGTCCACATAGGCTTGGGTAGCTGTATCGTATACCCATCGTCCTTTGACGATTTCAAACTGTGTGAACGTGCCCCGCGGTGAGGATACTCCCAAATCTAATTGTGTGATCGTATCAGCAATAACCTCTTGAAGTGTTTCGGACACCGCAGTGGCGCCCGAAGTTTGTCCGACCATGCGTACCACAATACGATTCGTACCGAAAAGGTCAGTGAGTTCTTCGCCTGGATAGGTAACTTTCAATTCCACACCTAATACTGGGGCGGTATCAAAAATCAAATACGGTTCATTGGGGGAATGTCGGAATCCACTGACTTGAAGCGCATCATTCAGAAACACACTAGGAGTTGTACCCAATGAAGTATCTAATGCGCGAAAGCGTGTTGTTACACCGTCACCATACTGGATTGTCCACATGGTTGGGTCAAGGCGTAGCGAAGGTATCTCAGTCCATCCACTAGAGGACGCGCGGAGCACACTAACTTTCGGATAGAAAATCTCAATGTCTTGCCCGTACAACAGACGGAAAAATAACTTCACGGCTTTGGCGGTACCCCTTGAACGATAGAATTCCTTGGCATGTTGAATGAAGAACGTAGGATTGCTCAAACGATCTGGTGGGAATAGCGGCACAAACTGCTTCATGAAGTATTCAGTGAAATCATCTAAAGTCGTATCAAGGTCCATGTACACAGGAATGTTTTTGCTTAGATCAATGGCATTACCTGTTTGATCCATCCATTCGTAGTATGCTGCAACGAATGAGACAAAGGTATCGTAATCGCTACGGATAAATTCTGGCAGTTGTGATCGTACTAATAGAGAAACGGTGTTGGACATAGTGTTTACCTGATGAACACAGAGATGTTGATAGCACTTGGATCATCTGAATCAAGAAGGAGTAGTTGGTTCTGTTGGGTCTCAATGATGGAGGCGTCAGGTTCTACGCTGATTCTAATATCGTTCGTATCCGTCAACGACTCTACCACGGTCAAATCTCTAATCACCAATTCACCCAAAAAGTAGTCTATGGTTCCCAGTTCGGGGTTGATGACCACTTTCTCTGAGTTGCTGTTGAAGTAGTACAACCGCAAGGTGCCAAACTTTGACTGTACAACCGCTGAGGCTGCACCTGCTTGTCCTCCACCCCCTGTGATTGCGACAAGACCTGAAGTGTAAGATGTTCCTCGCTTAGTGACGGTAATGGTTTCGATACGACCATTCACGATAGTTGCTTCTGCCCGCACCCCCGTTCCATCTCCTGTGATGGTAACTGTTGGAGGTTCTGTGTAGCCGTAGCCTGGGTTCGTGATGGTGATCGAGTCTACACCCGTTGAGGAGTTGAAGGTTTCTTCGATGTAGGCTGTTCGCAGTACGTTTGAACCATCATACACCTTGAAAGCTGTTGACTTGAGTGCGCTTTGAATTGGTGCATTCTTCAATCCTGTAGCGAAGCTGACCACGTAGGTTGAGCGTATGTTGAAGTTGGGGATGAAACGCTTTTCAAGACGCACGACCGTATCAGATCCAATGATTGCTGGGAGTGAATCGTCGATGGCGCGACCAAACTTTGAAATGACGAAGATTGCGCCGAATTGGTTGAATATTTGATTTGAATAGTTGATAATGGCCGTACGCACCACTTCAGCAATTTGTGAGGTGGTGAGGAGTGTCAATTTACCATCAACCTCGGCAGTAGATTCAAACTTGAGGTACACATAATCTGGATCGACTAACTCAGGAGTGATTGTGAGAATGGAGATAGGACCAAGAATCTCTGTTGCGATTCGAATCTTCTCGGCGATGTTGATAATTACACCAGACTTTGGTGCAATGGAGATGAACACTTTCCCGTAGACTGGGGGAACATTATCTTCACCGCCCCATACGAAAATGCTTTGAATGTCTGGATAGAGCTGCTTCAACAGTGCTTCATAATCCTTTTGGGTAACCGCACGACCTTGTGAGGTGTAGCTGAGAGGGGCGTGAACACGAATAGAATCGTCCGATTCACGATCTGCACCACCTGCCGCCGATGAAACAGGAAGGACTGAGACGTTGGAAAATCCCTGAATTGAACCTGTGGCAAATGAGTTGGCTTTGTTGGCATCCGCCCCCAAAGTGGAGAGGTAGCTTGCAATGATAATATTTCCGTTTGCCAAGGCTCGCGAGATTTCCCCATCTCCAAACGACAATTGATATTTGTTGCTTGTTGAGGTGCTGAGGTAGAAGACCGCACTTCGAGATGTTGATTCGGTGATGTCGGTGGAAAGTGTGAACACCTCCGATGCTGTGTTGACCGTGGAGGCTTGCACAGTCACTAGCAATGTGCTGGTGTCGATATCATCGTTGGGTAGTTCGAAACGTGCTGCTGGATTGGTGATTGCGTCATAGGAGAATGTTGCGACTTGTGGGGTACCACCTTTGACCTGAAGTGAAGGGAATGTGAACACTCCCACTTCCTTGTACACGGATGCCGCGGCGACTGTGACGAACGTATGGTTGACACCATCGATAGCTTGTGACTGGAATTCTGTGAAACGATCAATGGTCAAAAGTGACTGTCCATTGCCACCAGGAGGTGTCACGACCACATTCAACATGGCTGTCGGTGCACGGCGACTGACAGGTGTGTAATTCAATGATTTTGCGTGGGACAAAAGTGAGTTGCGTATTTGCGCCGAATCGATAAACAATTCATTCGCAGCCATGTTGGTGTAGAACGAGTTGTAATAGGTGTTGTACGCCAAGAGATTGATGAGGATTGCCAGCGCCGAACCTTCGAAGTTGTAATCCAAGAAGGTTTGCTGGGTACCCAGAAAGGTCTTGAGGTTTTGTTTGATGGTTTCAAACTCTAAGTCTGTGACCACTAATTTCTCAGGCATGTTATCTGACCCTTTCCAGGATGAAGTCTACGGTCAACGGTTTTGAGGATGCATTGATGATCACTCTAAGTTTGACGGCATACGAGTTCTGATCTTCGTTGGGGCTCACAACCAAGGATTGGATGGTGACCCGCGGCTCAAAGTTTGTAATCGTCTCTTCAATAAACCGCGACAAGTCCTGCGCGGTAAAGTCACTCACGTTCTCAAATAACAATTTTCGGATATTTGATCCGATCTCAGGATGGAATGGAACCTCGTAGTGATTCAGTTGGAGCAAATTCTTGACGGCCCTAACCACCGAGTCCTCATTAGACAACAGCACCAGATCCTTTCGGATAGGATGAATAGTGAAGTCTAACGGAAAGTCTTGATAAACGATTGGTCTAGCCATAGTCCTCGTATTTATGTGTTATTGTCTGGCGATGGGTTGACTCAAGACGTTCAACAATCCACCTGGATTCGTATTTGAAATGGTCTGAAACACAAACGCAGCACAGGGATTGGAATTCAGTGCCTCTAGGATCAATCCCACAGAAGCGGCTTGTAACTGATTGATGGCATTTTGGAGGAATTGGCTGTCCTTGCTTGCGATACCGCGAATGAGATTTGCCAACCCCGCCATGGTGTCCACAACATCTGCAATGGTAGCCGCACCGCGCTCAATCCTTGAAAGTAATCCTTCCACGGTTCCTAGGAACCCATTGAATGCATCTTGCGAGAATAGTCCTGTGGCCCCACCGATCAGAGGAAGGCACCCACTGCCAGCTTGTAGGAGTGTTGCCATATTCTGCATCTGTGTACCAATCGACAAGATTTGTTGCAACCCAGGCGCCTGGACCCCTTGACTCTTGAGCAATCCCGAAAGACGGTCTGTGTGCATCATGAAATTTCCCATAGAGGATCGGATATCTTGTAGAGGATCGTCTGAGAGATATTGCGCGGCATCTGCCTGGGTGATGCTAGGACTAAATTCAGCACCCGTTGAGATACCCGTCATCTTGGTTTCCAAGCGAGATACCCCATCTCCAAGAAAGTTGACAGAGTTGATCATAGGATTGGAGAAGAGGCTACCTGGGTCTGTGGTGATCTTGTCCACAAGACTCCTGGAGACATTAGTGATGCCTGTAGATGATTCTGGTAGTACGGGAAGGCTTAGCCCTCCTGGTATATGGGAGAAGTCAAAATCAAAAGCCACAAAAACTCCTTATCCACAAAAGACTGTTGATGAACCCATTGCGGCAACTGATCCGCAATCAAGAGGATCGCCCACGCGCATGACAGGGACTCCATTACAGAACACAGTCTGAGAACCACCTACACCCATACTAGGATGCACACTAATGAGATTTGTGTGGGGCGTCCAGGTATCGATGGAGGATCGAACAAGGGGCAGCCCTTCTACAAAAACATCTGTTGATCCTGTCAATGACGGTCTTGGTGGAAAATATGTCGGTCCTGCCGGGTGACCGCTACACATATCCACACCCATACGAACGACAGGAAGTGCGATTGGCATGTTAAACTCCACTCACAGGAATCGGAGGTGGAAGGACAACCACAGGAGGACCGTTCCAATTGATAGGGAGTCCATTAAATGCCATGGGGCCAACAGTCGTGGTGAAGATACCTAAAGCTGCCTGAGTGACCACACTACCGAGTGAATTCAAGACAATATTTAGACCGGCTTCAATGTTTACACTTTGACCAGCTTTTAGGTTGAGATTCCCACCAGTCGTGATGGAAAGATCACCCTTGATGAAGACTTTCTTGTCTGACAAGACAATCTCGTAGGCACTCTCCTCAATATGGGTGACCTTGGTGCCGTCTGGGTGCACTTCTTCAAATGTTCCTGAGCGATGGTAAATATGAATTCGTTCTGCGCCAGGTGTATCGTCAAACTCAAGAATGTGACCTGACTCTGTTTCCATGACTCGATTATAAGGATACACTGTACCATATGGGGTCGGGGGTTCATTCCATACTCCGCCACCTGCTTCTGGTACTGCAACCTTCACACCAATCTTCTTTGATGCTACGGGGGTATCAGTAATCTTTTCATTGCGAGACAAGCGTGAGAATGTCGGTTCATTCAAACGAATAGGGTGTCGTGATGGACTTGCGCCTGGTTTGCGTGGTGCGCTAGACAATTCTGGTCCTGTGCGAGGATCACTAAATCCTGTGGTGATTGATCCTTGTGCAACGGGAATACCAGGAAGGATACCCATGATGATAGGCACCTGTCGATCTGATCCATCCAAGTAAAATCCCACCACATAGTCACCTTCCTTGATCTGAAGTGAGGCACTATCATTCGGTGGAAGAATGACCTGTGCCCATGGAAGGAAATTTGTGGGAATGATCGATTTGACTTCTGTATGGGAACCCGCAATACGCACCTGGCAACGACCTACCTTCAAGGGGTCCTGTCGGCTTTCCACCACACCTGTCCACCATATGAACTGATCCCCCAAGTCAGATTGGTTCATCTTATGCACTCCTCAATCTATTCATAAAGGGGCTTCCCTCAAGGCTGAATGGTAGTGGTGTATTGATAGAATCCTTTGATAACTCAAGAATACACACATACTTATTGCGGTCAATTTTGTGCTGGATCGCAGTGATCAAATAGTTTCCAGAATATAATATGTCCATAGGTTTACCTTCTGTGAGTCCTATCGACGCCGCGGGAAGGTTGAGGACTACGACGAGCCCGACCCTCATGTTCATGTTACCTGCAATTGAGATCTTCAATTGGAATCCGTGTAGGCTGGACAAATAGGCATTGCGTTGCAGCATCCATGTTTCCACCTTCAGCGTGTCGACCGCCACTCTATAGTGTGCATCATGACGCTGATTTTGAGGTACATGCATTCTATCCTGTCGTGCTTGCATGAACGTGCTGTCGTTGGTATGTTTCGTCCTACCGAAAAAATCAATTCCGTCTAGGGTAGAGAACTTGACCTGTTGGTCGAGAGTATTCACGCGCACCAGCTTACTCGCATAGGCACCAGTGGTGATGCTGCGTAGTAAATCAGGAGAGTTGGTAAGTTCATAATCTTCCGCTGACTCCATACGCATCTGGGTATCAGACTTTTCGCTTTTCTCTCGTGTCTGCCCCGCAAGATTGAGAGGCATGAAATTGATGATCTGGATAGGCTCTTGCTGTGAGAGTAATTCGATGGAGGTGAAGTGAAAACCGGTAGTATCCTCAAAGAACACAAATGAGCATCCAGGCGCCGTGCTGGTTCTCGCCATGCGGCACAACCAATTGATGGCGTGGAACGGCGACCAGTAGGGAATCACGATATCAAAATTCCCAACAGTCTGGGTGATTTCCTGGAATGGTAACTTCTTAGAATCAATCTTGAGATAATTGGTTGTGATATCCCTCACGATGGCAGAGATGGTCAGTTGTTTATAGGAGTTTGAAACTCGTGTGGATTCATTGATCGCCAATTCCTCAGAACAGAAGTGTAGAATATAATCTTCCGAGCTAGGAGAAGCTTTTCGACGATTGGTGATCTTGTAGACACGAAACACCTTCTCGATCTTCAGAAGGGCGGAGGGCTTCTTGAGAGTCACCAAAAGGAATTCCCCACCGACGATTGGGAGGATATTGATGAGATTTTGCGTGTCACTAATGAACACACTGCCCGTCATGACATTACCGAACAGATCCTCATAGAGACTCAGCTCTCGCATGACCTCACGGAGATCGACTCTCTGACCTCCCGCACTGACTATGGTTAGGCTAGCGAGATCGAAATCTGTTGATTGTCCAAGACCATCTTGAATAGGCATTATGCTAGTAATCTCTCAAGTTCGGCGACGATCTGTGGAAGGAAGGATTCTTGGAGGAGTTGAATGTTCCTCTTCTCTTCGTTGAGATCTGTCTCATAGGTAAAGTTGTCCACGATTCCACGAGTAGTTGTGACGGTGACTGTTGCGCCACTATTGAAGGTTGTAACCACTGGCACGAGACTGGTCAATGAGGTATACTTCTCTACATCGATGATGAACGTCTCCTGACTTGAGTTTCCGATAGAATCGACCTTGGATAGCGTCATCGTGTAGTGGTGGATCGATCCACTCGCGGCTGCAACCGAACCATACTTGTCAATGATAAAACGCACCAAGTAGGCATAGTCCTTTGGCCAGTCCAGTTGAGGGTCCAGGATATTATTGATCAGTGTGATAACCCAATGATACTTAGGACTGCCATAAATTCGATCTGCTAACATCTCAGGGGTTTCCCCTTCGACGACCTGATAGGAATAGAATATCTCTGTGTTCTTCAGAAGGTTTCTGATAGGTGCAACACGACGAAAGATATCCGTCACCCATTGCAGTTCGCCTGGTTGGGCTGAGGAATTCAGTGAGTAACCAATGTACGGGAAATTCGAAAAATAAGATCCTGGCATTTAGAACCCCTTCTCAACAAGTGCCTTGGTGATAAACTCCAATTCCTTGAATTGCAGTGTCATACGAATATTGACAGGTTTTCCGTCTACATAAAACGCGGTGCCTGAAGGCGCATAGTCCAGAGTAATGTTCTGAAGGACACAGGTTGAGATTCTTCCCATCGTGTTAACAGAGAATTCGATGTCAAACTCGGCGGGAGGAACATAGTAACGACCAATTCCAATACCTGTACCCTCTTTACCACCGAACATTTCTGGTGCTGAGTGAAATTTGAACTGCTTGATAATCTCTTGCACGACGCCGGCGTCTCTAGCAGTCTGGGGAGCAAATAAAAAGTCAAACGTGAACTGGCGAAGTTCGGGGGAGATGTAGATCACGTCAACCTGTGGGTTCACAGCAAGACCAAGGAAGGCGGCCCCAAATTCGGAGCCCTGTCCAGTTGCATCTCCAAAAACCTCAAATGCAGGGCCGGCAGCCGCCTTCAGTTCATTAGACTGTAAGCTTGCCATGACCCCCTCGATTCCACCTTTCTTTGCGGCTTCCGCTGAAGAACGATAGAGAGGGGCGATGGTAGAGAGGGAAGAGGCAATACCCATTCCATTGATACCCGAAATACTCGCATCCTTGTAACCGTTAGAATAGCTCCAGCTTAGTCCATCGGGCATGAACAATCGGATGGCCATTTTAGTGCGCTGTGTCTTTCGACCGAATCCGACGTTTGAACCTTTGAAGTTCCGTTGAAGGTTGCGAGATTGGTTAGCGTTGATCTGTGCTGTCGATTGTATGGGTGATCCTTTTCTTCCGTTGGCAAGCTTCGCAAACGCTCCCTCACTACTACCATTATTGAACGAGGACAAGAGTTGCTTATTGATATAGAAGGTTATCCAATATGGATTGCGTGACGTAGGCGATAAATCACTAGGATATATTAGATGAGTGTAGCTGAAATCGGTCTGATCTTTGCGCCGGGCTATACCTTGTTCCCTGGTTTCTGTGCCAGCAACCGCTTCTAGCTTGTTGAACACTGTACCCACGGCATCACCAACAGCTTGTGCTCCGTTTTTTAGTGTTTCTATGAACCCCGGCTCTGGCATAAATAACCTCCAATGAATGTCCAAGTCTATTTATGTCACCTTAGGAGACGCATGGGAACCAGGAGAACATCACATAAAGGAATTTTCACACCAAAGTTTCCCAACAAATATGTGGGGAACGCAAACAACATCGTCTATCGCTCCTCCTGGGAATTGAAATTCATGCATCAGTTAGATCAAAATGAGAAAGTCTTGTCGTGGGCGAGTGAGGAACTGGTGATAAAATACTTTGATCCTGTCTCTAACCGAATCCGACGCTATTTCCCCGATTTCCTGGTAAGAGCCCTCACTCGTACAGGAGAAATAACGGTCACCATCATTGAAATCAAACCCGACTACCAAACTAACCTTCGAACAGCCCCGAAGCGTACCAGTAGGCAATATCTCCAAGAAGTTCGCGATGTGGCTACCAACCATGCCAAATGGAACGCAGCCGTCGAGTTCGCTAAAAAACAGGGCTGGAACTTCCAGGTCATCACAGAGAAGAATTTCTCTTTCTGAATGCATAAATAGGACCATGAGCTCTATTATCACTCGCATCAGAGAACAGGTTGTACAGAAGAACGTGGATACGTCCTCGGCTTTTGGAAGGTCTTGGCTACTCCAAAAGATGGCCAAGCTGAATCCTACGGCCAAAGACCGTATGGAGATCATCAAGGATCGTGAACAACAGCGTACCAGGACGATGATCGGCCGATTCTACTTTTTTATGTATAGTGCCAAGACCAAGGAAGACTTGCCCTACTGGGATCGTTTCCCGTTGGTTATCCCTCTGCAACGCTACCCAGATGGGTTCTTGGGATTGAATCTACACTACATTTACCCCAGGGATAGGATGATCCTCTTGACGCAGCTTAGACGCTTCGCTACAGGGTCCCCAAATGATGAACACACACGATTGAAGATGAGTTACCCGATCCTTTCCGCGATGTCACAGTTATATCGAGCCACACCGTGTGTGAAGCGTTACCTTGCTGGTCATGTGATGTCCAGGTATATCGAAATCCCCCCAGAGGAATGGGATATCGCTGCCACATTGCCAGTGCAAGATTTTAGAGCACAGCTACAGAAGACACAACGCGCGGCCATGAACGAAGACTCACAAACTCGCAAGGCTCGCGGATCGAGCGTTCACAAAGAACAAGTTTGGAAAGACAGCAAGGAGAAATACTAACATGGCGGGTCAACTCAGAGACTTCCTATCATCGATCAGTCGTTATGGTGTTTCTAAGACTTCTCATTATCTTGTCTCTATTCCTGTCTTGTCGAATGATGAGAAATTCTCCGATATTCAGAGGGTCTTGGGGTTGCGCTGTGAGGCAACAGAATTGCCAGGTCGACAGATCGTCTCAAATGATTCACGTACCTATGGACCAACGTACAAGACCCCTTACCAATCTGTCTATCAGGAAATCACACTCAACTTCTTGGAAACAGGA